AGCAACTCCTGAAGTTAAACCAGAAGTTAAACCAGAAGTTAAACCAGAAGTTAAACCAGAAGTTAAACCGGAAGTTAAACCAGAAGTAGAGCCTAAACCTAAAGCTGAAGAGGAACCTGCAAAGGAACCTGAACAGAAAATTAAAACAGGTGAAGGTTATGAGGACTCATTCTTTGGCCATGCAGCCGAGATGTTTGATTCTCACGACCTAAATGGTCAGCTAGTCGTAGACTTCTTTGAAAAGAATGGTAAGTTCAGTGATGAGCATATCAAAGTCATGAAAGAGAAGATGGGTAAAGCTCAAACCAGTATCCTGCTACAAGGTATTGAGAATGAGTTGAAGTCTATTGCTGCACAGCAAGAGGCTAACGACAAAGCTATATATGATTCAGTTGGTGGTGAAGAGAACTATAACGCTACCGTTGATTGGATTAACTCTGAAAAGTCTGGGTGGACTCAAGAAGAGAAAGACGATATGGATAAGCTGCTCCAAATGGGCGGAAACATATCTCAATGGGCTGCTCAATTAATGTGGATTGGATATACCAATGCAGGTCGACCTGAGAAGGCTGTGACAACTGAACCCAGGATACGTGATGGTCAGAAGGCAGCAATATCTCATGCGAAGCCTATCAGCATTCAAGACTACAACAAAGGTATTAAGGCAGCTAAATCTCAAGCTGAAGTAGACGAGCTTGTTAAACGTGCTAACTTCACAAGAGCTAGTCCACAAGCTTTCGACCTCGGTTGGAAATTCGGCTAAATCTTTGAGGGGTGGTATTAATGCCACTCCTTAGAGAAACTAGCTAGTTTATCTCTTAATTAATCTATTAAAAGGAAGCTATTAAATGGCAACTAACTTTATTACTCAAGGTGGTGTAACACAACCTGGTCAACGCCTAGGTAAAGGTGCAGTAGACGCTCTACACGTCTCAGAGTACGCGAGTGAAGTAGACGGTACAGTACAAAACAAATCAGTAATGCGTGAATTTGTTAACATGAAGCCTATCACTGGGACTTCTACGCTTACTAATGACCGTGTTGGCGAAGCTACCCTACAAGCAGTTGGTCGTGGTGCACAACGTCCTGACCCAACTGGTATTGAATTTGCGAACATCTCAGTTAAGGTTGATACAATCATCCTAGCTCGTGATACAATGCCTCTACTCGACGAGTTCCAATCACGTATCGATGTACGTATGGAAATGGGTAAGGAGCACGGTAAGCAACTCGCTAAAGATTTCGACCAAACTCTATTGCTTCAAGGGGTGAAGTCTGCGCAGAAAGATGATACAGGTCAGCCTAAAGGATGGGTTGGTGGTACAACTGCTACATACGCTCTTGCAGACATCGATGACGGTGTTAAGCTTCTTGAAGCTATCGAAGACCTAGTAACTGCGATGGAAGAGAAAGAGATTGATATCGAAGAGTGTGCATTGTTCCTACGTCCTGCACAGTATCAAACTCTAATCCGTAACCCAGATTTAGTTGACCGTGACCTTTCTGAAGGTAATGGCCATCGTGCTAATCGTTATATCATGAAAGCTTCTGGTCTTCCTATCGTTAAGACAAACCGTCTATTCAAGACATCTACGGCTGCTCGTCTAGGTGCAGGACATGAGAAATTGTCTAACGCTGCTAACGGTTATGCTTACGACGTAACGACTCAAGACGCTCGTTGTCTTGCTCTAATCCTACATCCTAAATCACTATTAGCTGGTGAGACTATCCCACTAACTTCTAAAGTGTACTACGTGGAACAAGAGCTACAATGGTTCGTTGACTCTTACTTGTCTTATGGTGTAACTCCAAACCGTGCAGACCATACTGCTGCCTTGTTCTTGGATGCTGATTGGCCATAAGATAACAATTTAACTCCGTAGGGAAGTTGACCCATTTGGGTTGGCTTCCCTATTTTTTGCAAAGAGGTCTTTATGTTAACAGAATTAGAGGCAGTGAATGCCATTCTGAGAAACTTAGGTACAGCCGCAGTGACATCGTTGGATACAGTACTAAGAAGAATACGAGAAGGAAACAGTCGGCCAAGGGTTGAGCTCGTAAGAAACGGAGACAAGTCTGAG